ACGAAAAGGTACTAAAGCAGCTTCTAAATTAAATACTGCTTGTCCTGCTTGAACACCAACCTTATCAAATCTCTTTAAACGATTATATACAGACTGACGACCGACGCCAAATTTTTCAGCAATGCCTGCCACTTGATTTACTGTAAGTTCTGAAGTGTTCGGGAAAGAATTACTTACTTCAGCAAAGATTTCATTTTCAAATTTCATGATATAGCTCCTATCTTTTTCATTTTATAATTACATTATACGCTTCTTTTGGGAAAAAATCAACAGGTTTTTTGGGCTATATGTTTATAGCCCAGATGGGGGGGGTAGTTTTAAGACATGCCCCAAGGTCTAAACGAGCTCTTCGATGACGCCTAATACTTCTGCCGCAATAAGCAGACAAGCGCCTATAGCAATTGAGAATGGAAGAGCTCCAAAACCTATAAATCTCAATCCGGATTTAATAAAACTAATTACTTGATGTTTCTTTGCGTCTGGGTAGTTCACGCGGCGACCTCCTGTGTTAATACATGAACAAATTTCTTTTCATGTCTCTTTGTTGAAGAGAAGTTTTTAAACTGGCGTTTGATATCAGCTAGTGTTGCAGCTTCACCATTTTTCTTATCTTTCACTGTGAATGTATCATCTTGATCTTTATCACCAACCTTGATGATAGCAAATAGATCATACCCACAAACATTATAGAAAGGTTTAATGCCAGTCTTTCTGAATTCCTTTATCTCTTTCTTAGTTTGATGATAATTTTCATAAGCAGTTCCAGTAACTCTATTTAAACCATGTTTGAATTCATAATTACCTGGTGCTAGGAATAAGTGGATGTTCTTACAACCTGTTTGCTTTCTAATTGTATCAACAATGCCATCAGCAATAAGTTTTGTATTGCCATGATCAAATTCTACTAGCTCACCATCAACATTAATAATAGCTTTATCTTTATATCCAAGGTAAGAATCTTTAACCTCAATTGCTTGAGCATCACCATCTGTTAACCAGAACATGTTAGTCTTTTGAACACCAGTTCTTCTATTAAAAGCCTTAATTAAATGATTCATAACTAAAGCTGATTCAATGAAAGGTGTACCACCAAAGTTATCAGCTGCGCAAGGCTCACCTGACGAAATATACCAACGAGAATGTTTAAATGAAACAGCGAATAACTCTCTCTGTGCTTGACTCAATGTATGCTTATTTAATCTGCTTGAAAGCACCTCAACAATTTTAATTTGACCAAGATTATAAAAATCACCTGGCTCTAATTCTATTTCTTTTTTAGAATATCTATCACGTGTTGTGAATGTGTAAAACTCAAAAGGAATATTAACAGCCTTACAGAACTCAGATAATGTAATTGCCTGTTTAATTACATCACCGAAGATATCCATCATTGAACCTGACCAATCAATCATAGCCACAACGCCATGTGATTTAGCCTGTGCTAGATGCTCTACTGTTTGAAAAATATCTTCTGAGTATTGATATTGATGAATACGATTAACATCAATAGAACCCTTCTTAGCTGTTTGCGTACGAGAGTATTCATAAGCAGCCTTTTTACGCTCGAACTCACGAACCATAGCTTGAACTTTTCTCTTATTAGATTTCATGAAATCTACAAATTCTTCATTAGCTTTGTTGTTCGTATAGAAGTCATGACATCTTTCAGCTGTTCTTTGCTCATGAAGCTCCTCATATCTAATTACTATTTCTTTAACATGCTTCTTAGAAATGCCATTAAAATAAACAGGTCTTTCATCATCAGTTTGATCAAATTGCATTTCTTTGTATTTCGCACGAAAGATTTCTTCAGTCTCAGAATAATCATCACCAGCTGATTTAGTAGTTTCTTCTATTTCAACTTTTTCACCTTCACCTTCAGATACTTCATCTTTAGCTTCTTTTTTGTCTTCAGTTTTACCTTCAGAATCCGATGGTGCACCAGAATCAGACTCACCAGCACCATCATTTGCAGCACCATTATCACCAGATTCATCTTCACCTTTCATATCATCTTCTTCTTCAGATTTCTTAACATCCATAAATTCAGCAATAGCCTTAGCAGCTGCTAAAACATCTTCCCATGTCTTAACATTCATTGCCATATTTAAATAAGGCATTTCCTCAGCAGAAAACTCAACTGTAGATAATGAACGACCTTTAGCATGAATATTTAAACGATCAGCGAAATTGTAATTAGCAAATTTAGACTCAGGACCGAAGAAACCATCTTCGAATAATACTTTATAACCTTTAGTAAAAGCACGAACAATACCAGGATATGTTTCTTGAATTTTTGCTTCGATACGAATATCTTCAATGATATTAATTAGTGAACGTGGAACACCAGGTATCTCTTCTTCACAATCATGCCATCCTTCTACAGGTGTATATAAAGCATGACCAACTTCATGACCGATCATTAGATCATTTACATCCTTTCCACGATCCTTCCAGATTGGAAGATTAAGAACTCTATTTACAACATCAAACGATGCTGTTTCAAATTGACCGCGTCTAACTGTAATGTCCTCATTTGCGAGCAACTTAGCTAGATATTCTTGCGCGTTTAAATTCATAATATTACCTTTTTCTCAATTGCTATAATTACATTATACGCTTATTTTGGGGAAATGTCAACGAAAAAAGTGATTATTTTTGAAGTTTTTTGGGCTATATCTTTATAGCCCAAATGGGATAGAGAAATATACTCCAGATGGGCTATGCGAAAAACCAGCGATAAACACCTAAAGAATTAATTACTTGAAATACCATTTGCATCCAGAAGAATGAATACATTTGTTTACGTAGTCCTAACCAACCCAAAACACCAGAAGAAATTAAAAAGCATACAAAACCCCATCTTGAATATTCATGGATATTTAAAGCCACTAATAAGCCACCTGAGATACCTACTACAGCACCTACTCTTTCTAATAGTTTATCTGTTATAATCATGCGATCATTGAAAAGTTATTTGGTCTCTTAAATTCTATTTTATGTTCTAATTTTGATTCTAATAAATCAGGTTTATGTGAAATTACAAAAGTATTTGTATCTTTATCTAACGTATACAATATTTTCATTAGATTATCTACACCATCAGTATCAAGAGATGAATCAAATGTCTCATCGAGTATCAATAGATTAGTATTAGTTGAATTCTTGATTTTAGCTACTTGTCTCCAAGCGAATAATAATGATAAATCAATCCTTTGTTTTTCACCTTCTGAAAAATTGGAATAAACAAATGTATCTCTGTGTCTGCTCTTAATTGTTTCATTGAAAGATTCATCTAAATTAAAGTGGACAAAGAAATCTAATGTTTGAAGATACTTATTAATTAATGTATTCATTACAGGAAGATATTCTTTAATAATTTTAGTACGAATACCTGAATCTTTCAATAACTCTTGAGCTACGTCGAAATACAAGCCTTTAGTGGCCAATTCCTGGACCTCTGATGCACATTCATCGGCTTTTGTTTTTAATGTCTTTAGTTCAGATATTTCATTAGATAAATCTACTTCTTCTTTCTTCTGAACCTTTGATGTTTCCAACATATTAATTTGTGTCTGGATATTCTTCATCTCATTAGTTAATTTTCTATGAGTATCCAATAACGATTTAATATCTTCTATCTTCACATCATTATCGTTTTTCTCTGACGTGAGCTTATCATTTTGTTCCTTTAACGACTTAGCAGATTCTTTGATTGAATTAATTCTATCAGCTTTTAATTGTTGTGATAAATCTTGTGAACATGTAGGACAGGAATCATTATTCATATAAAATGAATGTTCTTTCGTTAAATCAGATATAGATTTATTAGTCTCTGCCTGTTTCGTATTTAAATCAATTGAGATTTTATTTAATTCAGAAAGAGCATCTTGACTAACTTCTGGAAGCTCATTAAGTATATTCATACCTTTAGCCTTTAACTTATCAATATCTCTATCGATTTGATCATTTAATTTATTATTTTCATTATGTACTTTCTTATTAATCTCTTTAACAGAATCAATATGAGACGATAAGTATTGAATCTTACCTTTAAGAACTTCTAATTCTGCTGTATTAGCTTTAAATTTAGCCTTATTCTCTTGAACCCTTTCTTTTAAGATAATCTTCATTTTAGAGAATATATTAATATCTAATAGATCCTCAATAACCTCTCTTCTGTGATTAGAAGGCAATTGCATGAATGGAATAAAAGAACTTGATCCTAATACAACAATTTGGTGAAATGATTTATGTGTTAATTTAAGAATATTCTGTTCTAAATATTTTTGATAATCCCTTACAGAGGCACTTTGATCAATCATTACTCCGTCTTGCCATATCTCAAATATATTAGGTTTAATACCTCTAACAATTTTAAAATCTGTCCCATGTGTATTAAACTCAACTTCAACAACGGTATTTTTTAAATTAACACTATTGATTAATTGATTCTTAGATACAGATCTATGAGGCTTTCCAAACAATCCGAAAGATAGAGCATCTAATATAGTTGATTTACCAGCACCATTATGACCTACTATTAAAGTAGATTTGTTTTTGTTTAGCTCTATTCTTATTGGATTATTGCCAGAAGATAAAAAATTACTAAACTGTACACTTTTAAATGTTATCATACCTTTTCTCTAGTTCTTCCAATTTCTTTTTGATTTCTTCTAATTCCCTTAAAATATCATCCATGTAGGTATGCAAGGCTTTCATTGTATCTCCATATCGAGTGCTTCAGTATGAAGCGAGTTCATTAAAGTTTTTACTCTGTCTTTATCCAAATCAGTAGTAACCGAATCTATATAGTGCATCATAAGTTCTGATGTATTTTCTACATTTTCCATATTAGATTCTACATTCTCACCTAAAAACTCTTGGAAATTTTCAACTATCTTTAACTCATGTGTGTTTAAATCAGAAATCCTGTCTACAAACTTATCAAACATAAACGGGTCGTTTTTCTTATCTACAATAACCTTTACAAATTTATTCCTTAAATATCCCACATCTATTTTGTGATAATCTTTATTTGTATCATCATAATAAACTTTTTCAAATAATGGATTAGGATTTAATACAGGAGTGAGTTCCTTAGATTCGGTATCTAAGATATGAAAGTACTTCGGATCACCAGCATCATTCCAAGTAAATTCCATTTGAGATCCTAAATAATGAACATTGTCTTTTGATGATTTAGTATGGAAATGACCAGACAATACCATATCATAATTAGAGAATATATTATGATCCATACCATGCTTATTCACCATCCCTTTCATCATATCAAATCCAGTTAGCTCTAAGTGAGCCATTAATATACCTTTATTTTGTTTAATGTAATCAATGGATGTTTTATAATTCTCTTCATTAATCCAAGGTATAAAGTGTATATCTTCTCCGCCATAATTAACTTTAGTTGGCTTCATAAAGATATTAACTGTAGATGTGTAATATCCAAGTAATTCTTTTAAAGAACATAAGTCATTAGTATTCTTATGGAATGTATCATGATTACCAGGAATAATATCCATTTTCATTCCTCTTTCCTTCATAGGCTCTAAAAACATATAACGATTACGTCTTAATGCTTTAAAGTTGATATTTTTCCTATGATCGTAATAATCACCTAAATGGACTATTTGTTTAATGTTATGCTTATCACAATAAGGAAAGAAAACTTCTTGATAAAACTTTTCTTGATACTCAATAAAAATTTCAGAACTATTTCTAATACCACAATGAGTATCGTTTAATATAGCAACTTTACTCATTGTTTCTTAGCAAATTCTTTAACAGCTTCGTCTTTTTCTTTTAACGAAGATATCTTATCCCTTAGTCTGTCCACAAAAGCTTGATCCTCAGGTGAACTTTGATCGATATTATCAATGAATTGTTCTACGTCTGCTTGTTCTAAAAATCTAGTCTTAATATCAGCCTGTTTCTTTTCCTTAGTGATTCTTCTAATAAAGGCAAAATAGGCTATTTGTGTGAAATAAGAAAATGCATTAGGTTTTCCTGTTCTTGTAGCTGCTTCGATATTATAATTATGAATAGCCTTTAAACAATTCTCAACAGCATCCATTACCATTTCATCACGATATGTGTAACGAATAAAATTAGATTTATGTGACAATCCTTCACAAATTTTCATGAAGCATGTAGCGATATAATCTGTTACTTTCGGTCTTTCTATTCCTTCCTCATCACATTTTCTACATTCCTTAACGTAGTCTACTACAGCATAAGAAAAGTCTCTATTGTTAACGTAATGGGGTTTGTCTTTAGGTTTGATTTTTTCAGTCATCTTCTCATCTCACATTAAACATATTAATATTATAACATTTTTTCATAATTTAATCTATAGCCCATTTGGGCTATGGCTTATAGCCCATAATAGTTTAAGTTTTTTGGGCTAAAACCTCTATATAAAATAACTTGTTAGGGAAGGGTAGAATATACTTAATGGACCTTATAGTCCCCATCAGGGAATTCAATGTCTTCATCTTCATCACCTAACACTATCTTTAAGTAAGTAGCTTTCATATCTGTATCTACAGGAGATTCCATTAATATATTGTAAGTATCTAGTTTATATACTTTAGAAGTAGTAAAAGGCATATAATCTTCTAATGTATAATGTTGATTATGATCAATAGCTATTTTCATAGGTTCTTCTATAGGAATAGAATTAGTACCCTTTATTGGTTCATGAACAAAAGCTATTATAGAATCTCCATTCATTAGTTTTAAATATCTAATGTTTAATTCTTCTAATGTTACAGGTGATTTAATCATAATATTATTTATCAAATATCAATCTCATAGATTTTAAACTTAAACTTCTGTTTAGCATAAATTTTTATTCGCTCACTTGCATGATTTAATGTATAATTTTTCTTTCTTCTATGATGCATATCATCAGCTATATCAAATAATTTAGTAACTCTTCCATCATCTGATTTTCTTAATCCTCTTCCTATTGATTGTAATATTTTGATTTGGGATTTAGACGGTGAAGCAAATATTACATTATGTAAATTACGAATATTAATACCTGTTGAGAATGTGCCTAATGAGGCTACAATAATAGCATTGGATTCATTCTCTGTTATCTTTCTTATATTCTCTCTTTGTTCTGCATCTGTATTACCAGATACAAAGAATATTTTTCTTCGATGATGTGCTTTCTCTTTAATTAAATCATAAAGAGGTTTTCCATGTTTTTCAACAAACTGGTAAAGAATAAGTGTATTACCTTCTTGATCTAATGCTAAATTTCTAATAAAATTATTTCGTGGAGCGTAATTTATAATAAAGTTAACTTCTTCTTGGTATTTGTTTTTAATATTCTGTTGAGAAATGATAGGATCATATTTTAATAATAATACTGATATATCCAGGCCTGCTAAATG